TTCCCCCACAAGCACCGATGGGGTCGACACACGGGGGGCGTGGAATAGACAGACGAAACACCGCACACAGACACCGCCGACAGCCGACAAAACGCACACAGAGACCACCCCACCTGAAACGCAAACGGAGACAGGAAGAACAGCGCACAGGATCGCACCTAGTACAGCACCGCCACCAGTAGAACGGACACAGCCGAAGCCCTGAACGGATCGCACAGGATCACGCACACAGAGACACAGAGAGACCGCCCGCAGCCTGCAAGGGTTCAGCCTATCCCCTGCCCTGATCCGCAGATAAACGCCCCATAGACCGCCCCCAATGAACGCAGACAGGAACAGAGAAACAGCAAAGCCGAAGCCATGCCCATTATATGGATTAAAATAAAAGATTATGCTTGAAACTAATTCAACAAAAAAATGATAAAAAACTATTGACATTTGCCCCCACATGTGCTATTTTAAAATTGCCCTTACTATGCCCCCACATGTAAGGCTTGGTTCTTTGACATCGTGACCACACCGACACACAACAAACCCCCTTTACACCTGCTGACATGATGTATATATCGGTTGGCGGATGGTTTAGGAAGGTGTTGCCGATAATGTCAGGCGGTGCGTACATACTAAACACCTCCTCCGAAGCCCTAGCAGGCGAAGGGCTTTTAATTCGTTTTGCCTGCGGTCGTTCGGATCACCAACCGAACCGCCACCACATGAGGCGTTATTCTGTGGGGATCGCCACCAACAGCGAAGAAGGGCTTAAACCCTTCTATCAGGCTTTGACTTTGTCAGGGCTTGATAGATGCGCTTAAGCATCATATAGGAGGAAAAAAAGAAATGAAAAAAACCACATTAAAGGAAATCAAAAAGGGCGAAATGTTCACGCTTAAGCCGTTAGAGTATCCCAAAGAAACGCAGGTTTACATCAAGGATGAATATCTGCGAGATGAGAAAAAATACGGCTGTATTAAATGGTGGGACGCCCTCGGAAACTGGCGCATTTTGAAAGGATCAACGACAGTATACACCGATTTCACTTTTTAGGCGTTAAGGCTGAATATTTCAGCCTTTAGCACAGGATCAAGCCGATCAGGTGCTAAAGGGTGCAATAGTCACCAAGGAGGAAAGAAAAATGAAGACAAACAAAGGAATGATAATTGATGACGAAACGTTGAACAGATACGAAATTGAAAACAGGCGCTTATCTTATCGCACAGCATGGAACAGGATTACAGGCAATGCGCCTTTAATCCTGTGTAACAACATCGCAAGCATTGATGACAGCATTCTATATAATGTTGTGATCGGTTCGCTTTACGATGAAGAAACGGACGAATACACAGACATCTATCAGTATTTCTTAACCGATCTCAATGACTGGGATATTGAAGCGCTGAAGGAATACGGAAACGACAATTTCATAGTCACCTATAGCGAATTATTAGACACATACGTTCTATGTGTCGATCACTTCGGCACAGCATGGGATTATGTTTTGACCGACATCGAATTATCATAGCATCAGGGCTTCAAAGCCCTACCAAAGCAGGCGAAAATGTCGCCTGTTGTGGCAGGTATTTGAACCGATCAGGAGGAAGGAAACGAGACAAAAAAAGCGCAGGCTTTGACGATCTCGGACAATTCCACAAAGCGCACCAGTTAGCCCATGCTAACAGCATTTTGCAGGCATAGGGATATTTTACGCTATCGGATATAGATTAATCAGGGCTTATACATGCAGGCAGATCAAATCGCCTCATGTGGGCATAGATGAAAATGGCAAATCGCCATATAAGGAGGAAAAAATGGCAATTAAAAAGATCAAAATCTATGAAGGCGTAAGAGTCAATTATGATCACGAGATCACCGAATTAAACTACATCTGCGAATTGTGGGATATGTTCGGATGGGACATTAAAAACGATCCACAGGCGAAGGAATGCGCTGATATGATCACGAGAGACTTGCTTCTGTTCCATTATGTAGATTTAACAAAAATGGCTAATGGAAAGATGCTGATCGTGGAATTGATTCCGCCGAAAGATTAAATAATCATTTCTTTTTTTGGATTTTTGTTTCTTTTGGCAGGCTGATTAATTCAGCCATCAGGAAATAAATATTTATTTGCTTCCTGATGCGTGACTTAATCACGAAGGAGGAAAAACATGTTAGTTAAAGATGTAGTTAAAGCAAATAATACAGATTTGATTTCTGTACATTCTAGTTTTCACAATGATATTCTGCCAGTTTCTAAAAACTATTTTATCGGCAGATATGAAGATGATGCCATATGGGAAACTGAAGTCGAATCATGGTCTGTTGATGAATATGACGGCAATTACGACCATGAAACAATCCTGCTTATCACTATCTAACAGGCTGACTAAATCAGCCTTCAGGAAATGAATAATCTATTTGTTTCCTGAAGATTGCTTTAGGCAATAGGAGGAAAAATGACAAACATTTATCAAACATGCGCTATCAGGTATTTGGAAGCAGATCAGGAAACGAGAAATGCATCGAAGAAATACTGGCGAGAAATCCATGCAGAAAACATCAAAACAGAAAGATTCGATCTTTGCATGTGGTCAGCAAAACATCTGTGTGCCATCGAAATGGCTGACATGTTCCTTGAAACTGGCGACAGATCGGGCATTGATGCATTGCTTGCAGGATGTAGCGAAAAGATCAAATGATGATCAGGCTGATTGATTCAGCCTTCAGGAATCAAATATCCGTTTGTTTCCTGAATGGTGAACCAAACACCAAAGGAGGAAAACACATGTATATCAAAATGGAAACAGCGAAACACATCTGCGAAAAGTTACATCCACATACAATGGCAACATTGCTGACATCTGACTACTTATCAGGAACAGATCGCATTGTATCGAATGGAATGATCATTTGTTCAGTAGATTCTTTGGCTAGGATGATAGAAGATTTGCAGGATTTGAAATCAGCCATCGAAGATGAAACAGGAACGATCCTATGATTAATATCCTGCTTCGTTATCTCGGTTTTGAACCGATGTCGCTGAAAGAAATGATTATTTGTTTCTTTTCATGGTCTGCGATCCTGATCGCATTCGTTTACTATGTCCTGTTCATCTACTAGCAGGAAGGCTGATCCTTTTCAGCCTTAAATATCCATTTGTTTCAATGGGTATTTAAGGATGCAAAGCATCAAGGAGGAAAAAAGAATGAAAAAGATTTACAACGATGTTCCTGTGCGATCTGTTCTGTTTACTGTTGGCGGTTTACAAATGATCGAAATTGTAGACATTCGTACCTATGCAGGAAGCGGTCATGAAATGTTCATCTATCGTGGATTAGAGAAAGATTTTAGTATCTTTGCCGAATTGCCAAAAGGCTATAGCATGAACATGATAGACTATGCTTCGGTTTGGAGAATTGAATCTGTTGGCGATGTTTTGAGAATTGAGATCAATACCCCAAGCGAACCATATCCTTGGAACAATTTGTAAAACAGGCAGGCGTAATGCCTAGCCTTCAGGAAAAGAAATGTTTGTTTCTTTCCTGAAGGGTATTCATTACCAAAGGAGGAAAAAATGAAAAATACCGAAACTATGAAACAAAAGCATAATTTTATGTCATGGGAATATGACATGAACGATGGATGGTATTCACAGATTATGTTCAAAACAATTCAAGCGGATGACTACACACAACATGCCTATGCAGAAGCGTGGATCGGTAAGGAAGATCATGGAACAATGCTTTTCATGTTTGGCTATGATCTTACAGAAAGCAACATGTCTCTTCCTGCTTTTGAAAATCTTATTGAAGCCAATTTTGAACATTACAAAGAATTATTTTTAGAAGAAGAAAGCGTACTTGATCAATACTGGCGTTTTCATTCCTAATGCTTTTGGCTAGTATTTACTAGCCATCAGGGATCAAATATACATTTGTTTCCTGATGGGTGGTAAATACCAAAGGAGGAAAAAATGAAAACAACAGAAAAATTAGAACAAGTCGCTTATGATCTCTATTACTCTATGGAAAGAGAGTATAACAGGGCTATTGCCCTTGAATCTGTTTCGCAGATGCTTTGGTCATTTAGCAACAACAAACTGTTATCGCTTGAAACTGTAAACAGGCTATGGAAAGAAATCAATGGAGGCGATGATCCATTGTTAGTTGAATGGATAGCGAAATGATCAATGGCTAGTATTTACTAGCCATGAGGAACAGATAATTATTTGTTCCTCATGGGTGGTAAACACCGCAAAAGGAGGAAAACTATGAGAATTGTCAAAGGACAGGAAGCATATGACATCATCTATGGCAAGGATAAGGACAAATGGGAACATGTCCGTTATGAACAGTTACCATATCATGATGTTCATGTCTATCGCAACAAGGAAACTGGCGAAGAGGTAGCCGAATATTTCTATATTGGCGAGTAAAGGAGGAATTATGATCACCACATTAACTAACTGCAATGTCACCATTACTGGTGGCTTGAAGAAGATGAAGAGGAAAGATGCCTTCGCCCTGATCAGGGCAGAAGGCGGTTTCCCACAGAAGAAGATCACGAAATCAACGAATATTTTGATTATTTCAGATGATCAGGCAAAAGCGATCCATCACACCGATAAGTTTGAGAAAGCGGACAGATGGTTTGTTGAAACGATCAGCGAGGCTGATTTTTACAGAATTGTTGGCGCATAAGGAGGACAACATGACATTAAGAGAATACTGTAAGATCGTTAAAGGCGAGGTAGAGGTATGGGATAAGGATGTTGATGTATACCCACCATACTACAATTACGATGGCGAAAACTGTTTTGAGGACAACGAAGAAAACCATTATCTTCATTTAATGGAAAATTGGTTTCTTTCTCTGCCTGTCGGTGATAGCAGGCAGGCTGTGTGTTCGGTTGAATGCTTCCGTGAAATTGAGAAAAACTGGGATCGCATTCTTAAAGGCATGCAGGATCAGGGCGATTATACTCGTTTCCTGAATCGGTACAGCGATCATCACGATGAGGACATGATCATTGATTATGTTGAGGATGTTTTCAATACGATGTCGCAGGGCTTCTACGGAATGGCTGAAGATTTCTGTCATTTCATGAATCTGTGCTAGTATATAGACAGAGGTGAAATAAATGGGAAAGTTTAATTTTGTAGAGTATAAGAGAGAGTACAACAAGCGCAATTACACGGATTTCAAAATGCACATGAACAAGGTAAAGGACAAGGATGTTATTGATTACCTTGATACTGTGCCGAACAAAAAAGAGTTTATTGTAAACCTGATAAGAAAACACATGGAGGAAAACAAATGAGTATTATCATGGTATTGGCGGTCATCCTTATCCTTCCTTCCCTTTTCGCTAGTCAAGGGGAAAAGCGTAAGAAATACAACGAACGCAGACAGACGGAACGGATGCTTCGTGAAACAATGGAGAGCGTAAGAAAAGGCGGTCATTATTGACCGCCTTTTTTTATTCTACAGACTTCCTATCGTATGCGCTTGAATATTCTGTATTTCTTTTTGTTTCTCAATCCATAATTCTTTTATTTTTTCTTGTAGCGCTTGTGGGATCATCAGCATTCCGTGATACGGATTCCGCAATTTCCATACAAACTTTTGTTTCAGCAAAGATTTGTATTTCTTTTTTTTATTTATTTTCATTTTTTTCGGTTGTTTGCAATTACCCAATACATCAGCATTCCTGTCACATTCGCTATAACATACATTCCTATAGCGATCCTGTATTCACCTCTAATGAAGAACAGGATCATTGTAGCCATGTGGTTCATCGCCAACGCTATAGTATAACTTCCCATCCACATTTCTTTATTCATTTGTTTTTTCCTCCTAAAATAATGTCATTTGCACTTCGCTATCCAGTCTGTATCCTAGCCTGCGGTATTCATCATAGACAGGTTGCCATATATATTCACATTGTTTTCTTTCAGCATCAGGCATTGTTTCAAGATCGTGGCGCAAGGTACGAGAATACGGACATCCCTTGCATCCAGTCCTTGTAAAATCATATGGTGGATAATAAAGTTCACAAAGTTTTATTTTATATTCTTCTATGAACCAATCTTCCCATTCCTTTGTAACTTTCGCCAACGGATGAAACTTAATCACTTTCTCATCTTTTGTCACGATGCAATTAAGCGTAGTTCTTTGCCCACCCTCTTCTTTCATCATGCCTGTTATGGTAATTTGCTTTCCGTTTTCTTTTTGATACTGTTTAAACGGTTTTTTCTTTAATTCTTGGCAACACTTATGAGATATGTTTAGATCAAAGCCATCTTCAAACTGGTACAAAAGTATATTAGGACATCCGTATCTGCCACCTTCAAGGTACTTTTTTAAATATTCTTTGTTTCTTTTCCCATGCCTCCATTCGTACAGTTTTTGTGAGTGTTCTTTTGACTTGAACGGATAGCCGACCTCATCAAGCATCTTTTTTATATTCTTTTTTGGGTAGATGATTACGAACCTGTCATCCTGTTCAGCCAATTCCTTCACAAACTTTACGATATCGTTATATTCTATCCCTGTATTGGAAAATACTCTAGGTATTCTGTTGTTTGGAAGCGCCATATCTAACAGATGATGCATCACAGTAGAGTCCTTGCCACCACTAAAGGAAAGATAAAACTTTTCTTCTCCGTATTTGTTGATCGTGTCACGGATTACCCCTAACCTATCTTCAAGAAGGAACTCATTCTCCGTCATGCGCCCAACTTTCCAACCATTCAAATATGCTATCCAACATGCTTCCGTATGTCCTTGTTTCGTGAACAAGTTCGTTATCGTACATGATCATGATATGCTTCGGTTCAATTTTGCGACCGCAGTTGTCTACCGATGACCGCACAGTCACATCAAGTTTCCGTAAATCATATTTTTCTTTATTTTTCATAAGTATTTTTCTGTTTCCCTTCGTATGTAGTACCACAACCCTGCCTCCGTGTATCCGTACTTGATGGAGGCTTTGCGGTATGTCATCTTGTCAACAAACACATCTTTCAGCATGCCTCTTAATTCCTTTGGCATCCTGTTTAGATATTTTTCTATTTCATCTATGGTGGCGCATATCCACTCGTATTCCTTCAGTTTCGCTTCGTAGTCCTCCACCATTTCAAGGCGGTTAAATGCGATCTGTTGAGGATTTCCGCTTGTCGGTATGCGGTCATAGGAGATACCTTTGACACCTGTTTCACGGTACAGAATAAGGTCAAGATCATCCTTAACTTTTTTCTTGTCATATCGGTATGCCTTCAGGCATTTAAGATTGGTTGTAAAAGTTTCGTAATCCATTACACCCTCTTCAAGTAGTAATGCCCTTTTTTGTACGGACATTTCTCCGCTTCAAACAGTATTCCTTCCGCTTTCAGTTCCTCTACAAACTCTCTGCCGTCATTGTGGTAGGATGTCAGCGAATGATTCAGCAACGCTATCTTTATCCATTGGAGATCGTTGAGATGTTTTATTGTTTTGGCATCGTCCTTGTAGCCGATAAACTCCAAAGTGTATTTTCTTCGTAGCCTCTGATTCCGCTTACAGCATTGAGTCACGGAATTGTAGTTCGTGATCTTTAGAGCCTTTGCGATCTCTTTGGCTGTGCCTTGCATGACTATATTTCCCTCTTCCAAGAGGCTATACATCATCTGTTTCATTCGTCAAACGGAATGTCGTCCTCGGTAAACTCGCTCGTGTACGATGTCTGCGAACTCATATCCCACTTCGGCTCGGTTACTGGACGATAAGTCGGTTGCGGATCATGATATTCATTTGTTTTTCCCAATACCTTGAACACGACAGTTTTGTAGTAGTCATCAATGTAGGGAAACACTTTTCTTTCTGCGCCTGTGGAATCACGGAAGAACAGATCGCCCTGATATGACTGATGCTCGTTTAGTTCGTATGGCGTAGGCTCGCAGTACTTCGCAAAATAGAAATCAATGAATCTAACATCGGTATCGGCTACCTTGTCGCCCTTCTTGTCGGTGTTCACCACCGTGAACCATTCGTAACCTTTTTTCTTTCTATTCAGAAACATATTCATCCTCCTCATCGTTTTCTGTTGTGATGTAATACGGATTATCGTGCCACTTGTAGAAGCATTCTATATGTTCATCGTGCCATTCGTTCAGCACCTCTCCAAACGGCTTTCCGTAATTATTGATGTTGTTTCCTATATACCAACCTTCTTCAAAGTGCTTTCCTAGAAACAGCCTTTTTCCGCACTTACATTTTAGGTAAAGTCTGTTGTTCGCCATCCTCAAACTCCTCCTTTATGAACATCAGTTTTGTCGCTTCTTCTATCTGCTTTTCCAGTTCTTTATCTTTTTTTCTTTTCTTTGCGTTCATCTTGTCATCAATTCCTTTGAACCATGCCACGACATTCTTGAAGAAGTCGGTATCAAACCAAATGTTCAGCATGACTCTCAACAGAAACATAAAGCCGATCAGGAAGATCGTGAGCGCAAGGACAAGCAGATCGCCCAAGAACAGAAGCAGAAGGCTTGTGATTATGTTAGTCATATTCTTCTCCCTCTAAAAAATTAACACAGTCATTCCATCCTTTGTCATATTCGCTAGGTTCATGTGTCGGCACTTTCATACCGCCAATTCCCTGCCATGCTACTTGTGTTTCTCGTTTTAATGGCATCGGTTTAAGAGAACACATAGCAGTTACACCTTCTTCTTTTTCATTCTTAACATCTACTATTGCTATGGCAGTTTTAGTTTCATAATCATCAGGAACATCAATTACTAATATTGCTTTCATTTTGCTATCTTCTCCTCAATGCCCATCAGTTCATCCAACAGTTCCGTTGCCGTGAAAATCTGATGACCCTGTCGGTTTATTACGCCACCTAAAGCACCTCGCTTGTATTTCTTGAGATCGCTCTCCCACTTGATCTGCTTCAATACATAGACTGTCATTGAAATGCAGGTAACTGAACAGAGAACCAAAGCGGATGTGGCGAACAGTTTAAGTGCGATCAGTATATTCATATGGGTTTTTCTCCTTTGCCCAGTATGGTACGAAGAATGGGCAGTTCGTTTCGTCATAGATTCCTTCCTCTATCTTGCGGACATCCTCTTCCGTCATGTTTTCATCTTCACAAGTACATTCAGCCCACTTGTTCCACTTGCACATCAGACACATCTTCTTTCACTCCATACTTGGCAATATGCTTGTCAAGTTTCTTCTTCAACGCTTTCCAGTCACGGTCAAAGTCATCTAACTGACTTTTAAGAGCCATCTGCCGTCCGTTCATTTCTATGATCAGATGGTTCAGCATAACTCTTTCTTCTTCCTGTTTTATTTCTCTCTTTGTCATGCCTTTGCCTCGTTTCTTGCTATTTGATAGATATAGCCTTCTTTGTTATAGATTTCATCGTTAGTAAGAGTATTGAGTATCTCTTGATAGAACTGGTATGTATGAGGATAGCCGTCCTTATAGAGAAGCCTTAAAGCCTTGTCACACAGGTCTGCTGAATATCCCATTTCAAGCATTCTTGCGGTTGCTTCTTTTATTAAATCTTCTTCTTTTCTATTCTCTATACTCTTATCTCTATTATCTAGGCTCGTTTGTAACACGATTTGAGCCTCATCATCCGCTACATTTTCGCTCATTTGAGCCTTTTTTGAGCGATATTCTCGCATCCTTATAGCCTTGCCTGTCTCATAACCGACATTGACATCCATCCTGATCGTGCCGTCCTCATCAATGGAAATCAGTTCCATTTCTTCCAGTACCTTCAGCGCATCTTCTAGGGTTTTAAGGGGTCGGTTTATGACACAAGCCAATTCTTCCACCCTATAAGCCCTTTTTTCGCTGTACCGAAGGACACCGTCATAATTGAGACATTCGTTCATCAGTTGCAGAAGAATGGTGATATAAGTATCTCCGTTCTTCCTAGCCATGAGCGACCTGATCTTGTACTCATTGAAGAAATCCTTGTCCAACTTGAGCCAATAGTATCTCTGTGAATCTCTGTCAGCCATTGTTGTAGTCCTCATATTTCATCGCATCCTGCTTCTTCTTGAGAGCATTCTGCTTTGTCTCTAACGATTTGTAAGCCATCTTGAATCGGTCTAGCATGCTTTTGGCATCTATCTGCCTCTCTCTCAATGACTTTGCGATCTCCATGCCTTGAGCCTCAAAGTAACTCATGGCAGGCGGTTTCTCGTTTGATGTTGCGACCCAGTCCTTACGCAGTTGGTAAGTGCTTTTGTTCTCAAGGATGTCTGCTTCCAGTTTCAGCATTTCCGCATCCTTTTGGTAGCGAGCGATGAACTCTCCGTAAATCATAAGTATGTCACTCTCTAGGCAGATGTTGTCGCTGATCACTCCTTGAGTATCGTCCTGATAGTTGTACTGGCTTGAGAGGTTACTGATCTCTCTATTCAGTTCTTCATCAGTCGATGTCATCAGCATGAATGGGTTCATCAGGTATCTTTTATCAAACACCTCTCATACGCTCCCTGTATTCTTCTTCCCTAGCCTTTCTGCGTGCCGTTACACGCTTGTTTCCCTGAAGGTTGGGATTCCGTTCAACACATTTCCTTCTCGCCCTACAGACCGTTTCTGCGATGCTCGTAGAATAGTCTCGCAGGAAGCAGTAGTCGGTAGGCATGTGCTTCGCTACTAGGAAACGGAACACAAGTTCGTTCTCGTTGTCTCTCGTTTCAGGGTACTGTATAAGAATCTCGTTGACAGTAGCCTCTACATCCTTCAGTCTCATGGCTACCCCTTGATGACATAGACCGTGTTATTTCTGCGCCATGTTACCGCATTGAGGTCATGTCTCTTGATGTACATGGTTATAGCCGTATAGCACACGGCTGTCTCTTTAGCATTGCTCAACTTGTACATGAGCGTTCCCTCATCAGACTCCATGAACGCCCTTAATGGTTCAGAGTATACTCCGCTTCTGTATTCCCTCGCATTAGGTCTCTCAATTACTTCTTTGGTTGTGGTTATTTCCATTGATCTTTCCTTTCTACTCCGTATTCTTCTTCGGTGAATCTCTTGATGTACTTGCATTTGTCCTCTGACCAATGCTCGTATCGTAATGACAGGTGGTTGTGCATGAGAGTATGGAACTCTTCCCATGTGTAGCGCACTCTTCCGTTGACCTTGATCGGCTGATGGTCATGGACTGCCCTATGCTCATCGAATGTCAACGCAACGATGTTCCATTCGTAGCCTACTCCACTAGCCGATCTCGGTATATAATGATGGAATGAGGCAGACTGTTCGTTCAGGAATGCCCCACTCACGGAACGGAAACCCTGTCGGTTCAGGACAGCCTTCTTGGTCTTGTCGCTAATCTCTTTGGTATTGTTGAAGGTACTCATCCCCAAATACCGTCAATTGGCTCTTGAAGCAGTTTCTTCTGTTCAGGACTGTTGATGTATTCCTGTTCCTTCTTCAAGAAATACTCCACAGGCATGTCGCTCAATTTCTTTATGCCCAGTTCCTTGCCCATCTGCTTCAGTTCCTCATCGCTGTACATGGCTTTCATGCGAGCCATTTGGTTCTTGTCGATGGTGGTTTTCTCTTCCTGCTGTGCCAATGCGTTCTGCATTTCCTCCGCACTAGCAATGGATGTGTCGATCCCCAGTCCGCACATGCCGAGGCAACGCCCTACCGCAGATGTCTCGCACACCTCAATGTAACTGGTGCGGTTTATGTGGGAAGAGAACTCCCTTTCAAACGCAGTACCTGATGCGAGGTAACGGAACTCTCCGCTTTCATCAATGTACCCTGCCGTTGCCCTGAACACGCACATGTGTTCGCCAGTCTCATCTGCTTCGTTTGAGATCATGACCGTGTTGATCTCGCCCTGTGGGTAAAGCATGCGGAATGCCTTGATCCTTTGGTTGACCTCGGCATAAGCCTTGCCTTTGATGTCGGTAGTCTTGATCGTCTTGTTCGCAGACTGAATGTCCTCAAATGTTACGCCCATTGAATGCCTCCTTCAAAAGAAAAACCGCAGGAATACCGATCAGCACGATGCCGAACCACAAAGGTGGATAACCAAAGAACATCGTGTAAATCATTGATCCTACGGTCAGTAGCAGAATAATCAGTAACATAAGTCTCCTTTCTAGGCTTATTGTTCCCTGACAGGAGTACAGCAGGACTTTAGAGGAAATAAATGAACAATTTAATACGATAAGGAAAATCATGCCAGTTAGTTACTACCCAATGAAAGAAATCACAGTAAAGAAAAGTAATCGTTGTTGCCTGCTATACTCTTGTCAAAGAACAAAAAGCCCCTTTTCAGGGCTTCAGCATAATAACCTCAAAACATACATTATGCGAAACCCTAACTTAATTATAAACGATCCATTTCATAATGTCAACTATAAACTCATGCTTGACATACTATGCACATAGTGATATAATGAAGTAAACAGAAAGGAGGTGAAATATGGCAAAACAGTATTGCATGGAATGGCAAACAAAAAGTGGCAGAACTGGATGGAAAAGCATTGGCAAGGATTGCCCTGCCGAAGCAGAAAAGGCATTAAAGAAGAAGATCAAAACTAAATCATGCCTGTCCGCTTATATCACTTGGAACTTTGTTGGCGATGACTGTACTGATCAGAACTTTGGCAAAGACTACTTCTATAAAGGTCTTTACAAGAGAAGCGAACAGTTGGATGTATTCGGTAAAACCGTAAATATCTTCTATGAAGATGACATCCGTGAAATGGAAACTAGACAAGACACCCTGTTGGGATAAGAAAGGAGGTAATGAAATGAGGAAATGCAATAGAAGGTTTGTCTACCACTACTGGGCAACCCTGCCTAGTGGTCACAGGATCAAAGCATTTGGATGGGTTGACGGAACGAGCAAAAAACTCGCCCACCAGTACATCCAGTATTACTGCAACAAGGAAGGATATGAACTTATATCCATTGAGGAAAGAAAGGAGGTAAACTGATGAAATACTTTGCTCGCATTATCTGCAACAAAGACAAGTCATTCACTAGAGGCTTCGACACCAAAGAAGAACTGGCTGAAGGGCTGAAGGAGTTCTTTGTTGAAGAAATCGATCACAACTGTGGTCGTGATCTTACTGGCGGTTTGCAGGGTTGCTATGAGGTTGCTTATGGCACGAATGAAGAACTGATCAGGAACTTCAAAGCGTATCAGGAGAAGCAGATGACTCTTGATGAAGCAATGGCTATCTATTACAAGGATAACCGTTAAAAAAGGTTATTGACTCTGCAAAGCCAATAACCGATGGAGCGAGATAGATTAGCACCCTCTCTCGCTCCTTATTATACCATAAGGAGAAAGAAAATGACACAGGAACAGATTTTCGCTTTCAATGAAAGCATTTTGCATTTCACAGGCACAGACCTGCTCAAACTGAAGGAACTCATAGATCAGAAGATACAGGAGGAATACGACAAGCCACAGAACTTCATGCACCACGACAAGGTGGACGACTACATCTACATCATCGATTATATGGACGGATCGTACCATTACGACTGCATCGGCAGGAGATCGTATGAGGAATACATCAGCAACATCGAAGCGGTCAGGATCAGGAGAAAGACAAAGAGCCTGTACCCTGCTTACGAAACGCTACTGGAAAAGGAGGTAACAAAAGCGTGAACAAGAAAGAATACGACATAGAGTATGCTAGAACGAAACTGAAGCGCATAGCGTTCAACCTGAACAGAGAAACTGACAAGGACATAATTGCATACCTTGAAAAGAAAAAGCCTGTGCAGGCGTACTTAAAATGGCTGATACGAAAAGACATGAAGGGGTGAACTCCCCTTTTTCTATCTGTATAAAAATGTAAACTTGAGGAATAAAAAAAGCGGTGGGAAATCCCACCGCCCTAGAAAGGAGGCTTGGCTGTAAAGCCATATGATACTCTTCAGCCTACAGAACGACTTCGATCTGCGTAATGCGTTCTGATTTAGCCCCTACTCTTCTCTGTCTGATCACGATCTTCGGCACGACTATGGAAGCAGGCTTCATTCCTGCCCTTTGCGCATAGTCTCCGTAGCGCATGAAGCAGTTGCTGATCACATAAGTCATCGTTTTCTGCGTAAGCGCATGCTTGTTTGGATTTGGAACAATGATGTCCTCTTTGAATGTCATTGGGTTGTGGAAATGACTCCCCACGAATAAATCCGCAAGGATACCTGCACTCAACTTGCTGATACGATTTGCCTTCGCTCCTGTGGTCTGCCCTGATCCTGTGAGGTGCGTGTTGTAGCAGGTCACGGATGTTTTTTCTTTAGGAGACTGCAACTTCTGCAATTCGATGAACGAATAGCAACCGTCAGAACTGTAGCGATCTTCTACGCCTAATCCAACGGCAATGGATTCTGCGGAGGTGATACCTGTGTCCTTGTATCGGTCTACATCATGGTTGCCACCGCAGTAGGAAAGTATCTTCCCCTGCGGATATTTCTCACTAGGCTGTGCCAACGGTTTCAGCATCTCGATCATGGTAGCCACCTGAATCTGCGGTGTCATTGTCATATCGAAGATATTGCCAACTGATTTCCGTGTCACAGATTCCGTCAGGTCGCCATTAAGCAGACAGATTCTCGCTCGTCTTGGCCCGTCAGGTTCTTTTGCTACATACGAAATGGTGTCGTGCAAGGACTGTAGATCACAAAGAGGCGAACCCACATGCACATCGGCAATGGGTACGATCTCGACCTCTTCAAACTGCGTTAGATCAAATACGATTTTAAGCATTAACTATCTTTCCTATTTCTTCCAGTTTCAGTTTCAGTTCTGCGTTCTCTTTTTCCAACGCAAGCAACCGATCCGTCATGTCGTCTGTTTTCGGTATGAATACGACTCTGCCTTCGTACCCTGCAATGTACTTGCCCTTTTCGACTTCGTACCAACGGTAGCCGTTGTTGTCTTTCCATCCAAGCACATTGTAATACCCTGCTTCTGCCCTCTTGAGTATCTCGTTGGAATCGTTCCGCACATTCATGTCGTTTGTGAGGACATGAATCTGATCTACGGAACGGTTCTCGTCTACAGAATACAGAGGGTGCTTCAGGATGTAGTCAGGCTTGCCACCGCACCACCTAGACTCTTCCGTGATAGACCAACAATGGAACAGCCTCGTAGGATAGTTCGTTACCATCCAGTCGCTCATTTCCTGCAAAGTCCTGAACGACCTCGTGTCGAACTTGCCTTCATAGTAGGCACGCCCATGCATCCCTGTATAAAAACTGCCTGCGATGTTTCCATCACCGACATATACAGCGACATGGCATTTAGTTGACCATTCAATTATATCGCCTGCTTCCAGTTTGGATTCATCGTAAGGAATAAAACTCCATGCGTTGATCAGGTAGTTGTGGTAGTTGTTTGCGTTGCAGACCCTAGAAACAACAGGGCGATGACCATCTTCGATCACCGCCCCATAGCAGTAGCATGTGCAGTCAGCAAGTCCGTTCAGGATGCTTGCGTATGGGTTTCTTGCAATATCCCAATAGAAAGAATTGGGATACTCAAGACCTTTAGCCGTGACTCTCATCATTTACATCGAAATCGTTGACAGATTCCTTCGCCTGATCCTTATAGAAGTTCGCAGAGGAAATACCTAACAGGCTGTTTAAAAGCAGGTCAACAGCCATAATGGTAGCGGAGACTTCGTTGGGAAATGGGATTCTGTCGCCCCAAATACCGCCAAGACTTTTGTAAAATACCGCTAAAGCAGGAAGAACAATCCTGCCGATAAAAGCCAACACATCATAGGTTTCGTTGCTCATTTTCATTTTCCTAACTCCTTTATCTGTTCACGAATATCCTGTCTGTTAGCGACAAGTGTCGCATAGTCTTTCATTAGGTTTATCATGTCTGCAATGAATGTTAAAGGATTCTTCAAAGTGAATAGTTTTTCGACAAAGTCGAGCATATCATCGTTCGTTGATTCCAACTGTGCGACAAGTTCTTCGATCTGCTCCTGTTTCGCCTTCGCCTGTTCTTCTGCTATCAGTTCCGCTTTCTTGACTAGGTCGAGGACAGCACTTCCATCCGTGAGTTTGTAGGCACTCAAATATTCAAGTTCCATACTGTCAAGATTCAGTTCGACATCATCATGGTCTGTATGTGCGACAGAAAGAATGTAGTTATTATCATCTAGGTTTACTGTGTATAACATATTTTTATCTCCTATCCTCCAAGTTTAATTCCCCAAACTTGAAAAGGAATCATTCTCGAATTGTCTGAACCTTTACTGCCACTAAAGTTCGATATAAATCCCTGATTGAATGTAATCTTTGAGTCAGATATAACTATTTTCCTCCATGGAATACCGTTGCCACCATTGTAATCCGAATAGGCTGTGCAGACATATCCTGTGGTTGTGGTAGAGCCATGCCTTACTTTCATAATATCTGTTGAATATGTGGCTTCGGTCTTATCAATTCTCCACATTATCACTACATAGAAATATGGACTCAAGTCCATAGCGACATCCTGTGCATTGAAATTACTTGCATAACTTGAATTAGACCACACACTTTCTATCGCTTTAATAGATTTGCCATCAAGTTTCACGCTGTTTGATAGACCTATGTTCGTTCCGCCTGTCAGTTTAAACTCGCTACCGCTAATATCAAACACAGTATCTTCCGTAATGACTCCAACCGATGCCGTAGCACTTATTTCTCTCAAGTCGGTCATGTTCTGCACACCACTGTTGTCGGTCACATACGAATATAACGGCAGATCATAGACATTATGAACACCATCGTTGATGTTTTCCTGCGTAAGCGAAGCGACATTCTTGAATTGGCAGATGTTCGTTCCTGTCTGCGAAAGGTCGATCTCGATGACAACATATCCGCTTTCCGAATTGCTCAAAGTGATCTGATTTGCGACACCTTCGCTGACCATCGAGCCACCGCAGATAACGGCTTCGCCTGTTCCTAGTGTCACAACAAAACTCGATGACGAGTAAGTGACTTCCAGTTCGTCACCAATGTCTTTTACGATATATGAACTGTTGCCTGCGAAAGTGTCGAACATCGCCCTGTCACGGATGGCGCTGATATTCACATCTTCGACCTTAAATGAAACACTCATTTATAAATCCCTCCTTGTTTCTGTATATTTCAAGTATTCTGTGAGGACAATAAGCCTGTTGGTTGAAATCGTAATGGAAATACAGATCGTCTTTAGTCAATCCGTATTTCTTCATCAGTTTCTTAATGAATGTGACCGCCTTCTTCTGTGCCGAAAGGTAAAGTTCCTCATCGCATTGCGAACGGCATATCTCTATCGCCAATGTAAAACGGTTGCCGAAATCGTACCCTTTGCCTGTGTGCGATGCTTCCGTATCTTCAGGGAAAGTGTTGATGATTTCCTTTTCATCAATAAGATAATGGCAGAGGTTCATGCACTTTTTTTCAACCATAAGATCGTAATTTTCTCTTGCCGACATTAAATTGCCTGTGTTGTGTATCGTGATTCCCTTTACAATCATTTTTTTATCCTCTTGAACAGTTTGCTTGTAAGTGATGTTCTAACCAAACCGAATGTCAATTTGACGACTTCATCTTCCGTTCCGTCCTTCATGGTCATTGAATAGCCAGTCAGGATCGAATTGTAATAGTTACCGTTGTAATAAATATCCGCTTCCTGTCCTAGTTTCAGATTGTCGAAATTGATCAGGTTACTGGTTGTTACAAGTTCACAGTCGATTCGGTGGTTGTATATCTCGTTGCGCAATGAAGAAGCCTTGAGAATACTGATACCATCATCAGAAAAAACAATGTTCGTTTTGATTCTCGGTATTCTGTTCAGGGCGTTTGGGTTGTCCGTGATCCCTGATGTCGTAGTAAACCATTCTCCCCTGTAGGTCGTTCCATCTTCTGAATATACGATGAGTTTGTTGTTCTCAAATGTCTCTTTTATGATGTCAAAGTTTCTGAAAGAATAAACATTGTTGCCGAACGCCATCTTGCTGTAACTGGGTTTGCCAATTTCTATGGTAGGCGTACCGCTATTGAACGGAATGTCGATCTTTAGGATGATGCCGTACTTTTCGTAGATATCATAAAGAAACGACATGAAATTGGTTACATAGTTGTCCTCATCAGGCGTTTCCAATGATAAGGCAGTCGATGATGTCGTGCTTAATGTGAACACACCGAAGATCGTATTCATCAGCGTGTCACGATTGTTCTGAAAGTCATCCGTAAGTATCGTTTTGATGGTGCTTTCCAAAGTGCTTTTTGCAGGGTTGTTCCACAGCCAGTCGTCATCGAACAGCCCATATATCTGCTCTGCTGTTACCGTATTTCCGTTGATCTGTTCGACAGTACCTAAAAAAACAATGCTACCATAGGCATCGTACATGCCGACAACATCGCCACTCTCGATAGCGGTTGGCATTTCAAGTACATCAAAAGTCGATGTCGCTTTGGTCAGAAGGTCTCTCTTGACCGTATAGGATGTAACGACCAGTTGCGGTGATGTAAGCGAACTGCCTGCGAGGTCTGTGAGTTTTTTGAAGAACAGCCTGTACTTGTTGTTAAACTGTGACATACCTGTTTCTCCACTCGATCTTTACTGTTCCGCTAAAACCGCCATCCACAATGAAACGCAGTTTGGATTTTCCTGTGTGCAGTTTCATGAATGTAATGTAAATCTGATTTGGCGAACCTACGGTCAGGTCTTGGAAGGACATTGGATTATCTAGGATCAGACCTCCTCTTTCAAGCACCATCTGTTCATCCGCTTCATCAGAATTGATATATACACGATCAAATGTGCCGATCAGTTTGCCTCTTCCATAGACAGTATCATTTTCATCATAAAGAATCCATTGAGGATTTGTGACAGCACCGTTGATTGTTAATTCGATAGGTGCATCAAGCATGCCGTTTGATGTCACAGGAATGTTCGACAGACCAGTATTGCCGTATGTGATTGGATAGATGATTGGATAGACCTTTCCACTCTCTATCTGATTTCCTGTTTCGATGACATTAGATATGTCGTCCTCCCAAAATGACAAGGGCAACAGGGTAAATGCACATTTAAGGCAACTTGTTTCATATTCGACCTGTGTTTTGTTCAGCGACAATGTTTCCACTCTACGCCTGTACCAAGCGAAAGAATTGGGTTTCTGATAATGCAAATATAACGGCTTGTAAGAAAGAAAACTAACAAAATCGTTGTATTTCTGATATTTATCCGAAAGCGATGTGTCATAGAACAGAATATCAAACTGAATCTGATCCAAATTGAATATCTGATACGGAACGATGTTGTCGTTTCCCAGTCTTAATGTCTGCATGGTCTTTGAATAGCCCAACCCTTGAGGATTGTCGCCAAACACTTTATAGTTCGGTTCGGTCAGTTTGAACTCTTCTCCTACACCGTTGACTAATTTGAATCTTCTATAAGGTATTGCCATTACAACCTCCTGCCTAAAGCCAAATCAAGTCTGTCTGCCATGATATCTGCCCATCTGTTGACTTCGGCTTCATCGATAGGCGTTCCGTTATTGTCTATGTGTATATTCATGCTCAAACCGATACCGCCTGACTGCCAAACATTTGTACCGCCACCGACAGCACCGCCACCCATGATCGCTCTTCCTGCTGTAGACATGGATGAACTGATGGTTTCTGACATACCAAAAAAGTCTGACATTTTGTTGATTGCTCTTCCAAGCCACTCAACAAATGTTGCGACAGGTGTGGTGACTCTCGTAAATATGTCGCCAAGTTTGCCTAAACTGATTCCAAACACTTCTATTTCTGTGGACAACAGCACATCTTTCAGTTTCTTTAGAGCCTCCCACAGTTTGTTCACGAGATTTCTGAACGCCTCGCTCTTGTTCCAAAGAATAACCAACGCTGAAACAACGGCTGTGATTGCCATTGTAATTGGATGTGTTCCTATCAATGTAATGAACCATGAGAATATTCCTGTCAGAAACGCACCGATGTTGCTCAATACTGGTAATAATACCAATTTGAATGCAATCCAACCTACCGTCAGCGAAGCAATCGCTCCTGTTATCTTGGATATTATTGATAATATGGGTGAAATCACCGCTATAACAGCAAGCCCCTTCATTATCATGTCTTTCACTTCAGGAGACAGATCATTAAGCCATTTGGCGACTTTCTTCAAAGTATTGGTAAGTTTTCTGACATACGGCATGACAAGTTCACCGATTGACAGAGCAAAGAGCGTGAAATTGTTCTTCACAACCTGCATCTGTGAAGCAAGCGTTTCATACCGCTTCTGTGCCTCTTCGCTTAACGCAGAGCCTTCCTCGTATGCGTTGTTTGCCAATGTCAGGCTTTGCGCATACAGTTCGTGTGCGTTAGCCAAACGAGAAATGGTATCGACCTGTCGCAGTTCGCTGATATCTAGATCGGCAAGAATAGTGTTCATGCTGATGCCTTCATCCGTCATCTGCGACATTGATTTAACAACATCCAAAAGAACGCCTGCGCTGTCCTGCGACCAAGCCTGTGAGAACGCATCCCCTGACATTCCAACGATCTTCGCCCAGTCCTGTAGTTTATCGCTGTTCTCTGATACTGCTGTATCAATGTTTTGCAATATCCTCGATATAGAAGAAGCACCGCCCTTATCCAACCCTAATGAACTCAATGTAGCGGACAGGGCAACCATCTGCGCTTCCGTCATATGGACTCGTGATGCGCCTGCCGAAATGTTCTTGAACATCGTTGTGATGTCCTTTTCGGTAGTCGCAGAGTTATTGCCAAGTTCAACGATGGCTGACAACAGATTGTTAAGATCGCTGAAATCACCGCCCTTGCCAATGACATTGTAAATCTGTGCGATACTGGTTACCGCTTCATCTGCCGTAATGTTTGTGGAATCACCGAACATTATCATTGATTCCGTAAAGTCTTTGATCTGATCAGCAGGAACATTCATCTGCCCTGCCAAACCCATTAACTTTGCGATTTCAGATGCCGTATTAGGCAGATAGGTCGATAACTCTTTAGCGCCCTCTTCCAGTTGCGAGAACATCAGATTATCCATGAACTCGCTACCAGTTGACTTGACCGTTTTTCTTACATCTGTAAACGCTGATTCAAAGTTAATCGCTTCATCTGTTGCCGACTTCAAAAAATCCTGCGATGCTTTTGAAATAGGCTGAAACGCATCAGCAAGTTTGCCTGTGACATTGCTGACATTAGACATGGCATCGGCAAACTGCTGTGTTTTATCGGTTGATTTTTCAATCTCTGCGTTGACTTTCTTTATCTGCGCTTCGATTTGGTTGACTTCTTTTGTGGCATCGGCAACCCTTGCCAACGCTCCATTGTACTCGTCTTTGTCTGCTTGCGATGTTTCAGCCAGTACATTAAGAAACTCCTGCTGTCTCTGCTTCGCAATTTTCAACTGCTGTTCAAGATTGTGCAGTTTCTTTATAGAGTTCTCATAATACTTGCTAGGGTCTTTCTTGACCTCTTCATTAAACAATCTAACCTCTTTTTTAAGGGTTAGGATCGCTTTTTTCATACCATCGGTAGACTTGTCGAACTCTATCGTTTTGCCTAAAAACTCAATGGTAATACCTAATTCTTCCATAATATCTCCTATACTATGAACTTGCCAATTTCTGAAGCACCGACCTTCTTCTTTTCAGGCTTTTTGCCCATATTTGTGTATTCGTCCACGATAGTCATAAGAGTATCGAAATACTGCTCATCTGCCCAAGCGAGGTCTATGTGCATCATTGCCAATGTTGCACAGACTTTAGCATAGGAGATCGTCATTTTTTTGGTTTGGTTGCTCCTTTGGTCTTGGCGTTGACTTTTCCCTTGTCATATATGCATTCCGTTGCCATAGAAATCAGTTTCATAATGAACTCGTAATCGTTTTCGATATACGGATATACTTGCGACTTCTTGAACTCTTCGGCTGTCGCCCTGTTGTTATGAAACTTGTCGCCTACGATCTTTACATAGGATGCGCATGCCAAATCCTTGATGAACTTCTTATCCATCATCTTTTCTACCGCTTCCAGTTCGCTTTCGCCCTGCCCTAATGCATTCATCAACGCATTGATAAGCGGTTTCCCTGCGATTTCCTCGTAAAGTCCAATTCCCTTGAATAACAGCGTGAATGTATATGTTGCTGTAGTTTCCTTATCTTCGACCAGTTCACCGTCTTTCACGATGAGGTTCGGTAACTTGAATGTGTGTTTAATGATTTTGCTCATTGAATATAAAGGGGGGAGTATTACGCTCCCCCATTTCCCCTTTCGTTAATTAAAGTGATGCAGGAATCTCATCATCAGGAAGAATGATCGCTGTCTTGAAAGTATCATATAGACTAGCGTTGGCATCCGTCCTCGTGATGTAGAAATACTGACAGTAGACACCGCTATCGTCTTTTGCGATGGTGCTGTCCTGTACAGAATAGTTGACTTCGATCTCGGCAGGCTCTACGCTGTCCTGATCGGTCTCGCTTTCCTGTGTTGGTTCGCTTGCCTTTACATTGTATAGATAATGCAAAGTCGTGGTGGCGACACCTGTATCGCAATCCTCTTCTTCGGTTTCAAAGAAGATACAATGGTTTGCGAAAGTTCCAGTATCGGTAAAACCACCGTTGGTATTCTGCACGAAGCCAAGATACGGAGCGTAGGAGGCAGGAATGTTTCTGAAATGAACATTGGCTGTTCTCACTTTCGCACCCTTGATCGAACAGAAAACCTTGTCATCGGCATATACGCTAGTATCTTCCTGATCGACCTCGATAGTAGCCGACACAAGTCCTGCGATCATTACAGGCGTGCCAAACTCATAAGTATCGTCATCAGCCGTGATTGGAGCGTAGCCGAAACTCTTATTACCATGAATAATTTTTCCCATAGGTTCTCCTTAAACTAATTCGGCATCGATCTTGACATTTTTCATTGCTTTTATGAATTGTGGCTTTACTTCTTCAAATGTCGGCTTTATATGCTTTTTAGGTGGCGACCACGCTAATGCGTTGTGGTTCGTTATAAAGTGACCGTTTTCAAGTAAATGGGTCAACTGCCAGTTTGTTCTGTTCCACACCGTATCACGCAGACTGCCTTTTCGTGCTTTCTCGCTGACTTCCCACCCTGCCCAGTAAGGCGTAGCCCTGTTTGGTCTGCCTGAACTTGGGCTTACGGCAGGATGCGTTTTAAGCCTGTTTGTAGCCTTTTTTGAATACTCTCTTACTATCTTTTTGTATTGGATAGTAACTTTAATGTCGCTGACATTATCCAGTTTTGCTGTTTTCATATTGATGGTTGAATGTACTGTTCGTACATCAGTATTCCACATTCACATCGTGCCATGAAATATTCAAAGTCGAATGCTTTGTCATACTGAACAGACACATTAAGAAAATCCTTAACATATCTGACTAAAAGATTGCGGTTTTCAAAGTTCTTGGTTGCTATTGTGATCTGTATGTTTCTTCGATAATCGCCTTTGTTGTCGCTTCCCAAGATATCGTCTCCAACATAGTCAAGGAAAATGTAATCCTTGCCGTTCTTGAGATCGATATCGCCTACATTGACAGGCGCATGAAGGGGATTTGCGACTAGATAATCGTAAATCTCCTTCTGCGTGTACATCATCGCAATTCCTCGCAGTCCAAGATGACCCTGTTCTCCATTTTGAAATAGCGCAACACCTGTTTGACCGCATACTCGACATTGTTATATGTGAGGTATAACAACTGGTAGCGAGTACCGTCCTCCACGATGTCGTCTACTGCCCATCTAGGAACAACAAAGTTCTTCGACTTGCGCATGATTCGCTGATTCTGCGAACCCATCAAGTAGTAGTTGAGCGAGAAGGCTTTTATCTCCTTCACCTGAATCTTCTTCGTAAGGTAGATTTCGGTGGGGCTTCCGTTATCCCCATAAATCTGCCCTGCGTATTTCAGCGTTGCTTCATTGAAATATAACAACGCAGAGTACCGATCCTAGTGATGTATTGCTCGGTCATAAAGTTCATGTCAACATCAAAGTCCATGTCCTTCATAACCTGATACGCAATACAGATACAATAGTCGAAGGACATGTAACTGTCCTCCGTAAAGAAATAGTTGCCATCACGGTCTTTAGCCTCGATGTCAACCCCTTCCGTTCGCAACTTTGAAATCGCACCACCGATCAGGATATACATCTTGTCGTCATATATATCCGTATCGCCTAATGGTAGTATCTGTTTGACTTGTGTCATTACATATGTAATCGACATTGCATCTGCCATAGAACTACCTCCTTATTGTTTCTTTGCTCTCTTCGGTTTTTCCTCTTCCGCTTTCGGTTCTTCGACCTTTTCGGCTTTCTTGTCAGCCATCGGTTTCAGAACTCTGCGTGCAAGTTCAAACTGTCTCTCATCCACGAGGACGACAGACCCTTTTTCAACGACCAAAGAGGTCTTGCCTAACACTTCGCACTTAATCATGATAGATTAAACGGAAGCAGGCATCTTGATCTGTACGAAATGCTTTAATTTAGCAACATTACCGCCTGCGTACAGTCTGCCGATCATTCTGACTTTATCGTTCGTAGCGAGCGTGTACGGATCGACTAAAGTTCTGACCATGTCGCCTTCAGGGAGGTTCAGTCTGTAGCCACGGAAATCGCCAACAATGCACCAAACAGCGTTTGCAGTAGCAGAATTGTAAGCAGGAAGAGCCTGCGTGAACTCAACTCTCAAGCCGTTGATGAAATACTGTGGTTTGCCAGTATTGTCATGGGCGATATTGAAAATAGGACGACCCTGTAAGTCCGTCAGACCCATGAAATTGTCAAAGAAAGTCTTTGGGTTCATGGCAACTGTCAGGTTGTCGAAAGTGACGAGGTCAGCGATTGCTTCGTTGACAACATTGAAAGACAGGGCGCTCTGATAGGTCAGCGTATTGGTGTTGCCTGCAATACCGACAATACCTTTGCCGTTCGTGTCTAAAGCGCCCTTGATGATACCTTCATCCAGTTTCAGGACAACTCTGTAAACCAGTTCATCGGCAATGTAGCGCAGGAACTCATCTGCGGTCATAGCCATGATTTCATCTGTTAAAGAGCCTTGTGTTAAATACAACTCGCTAGGTTGTACCTCTAATGACCTTTGCTTTCACAAAGGGGCAGACTATATCTTCACCTTCTTGCGAAGGGCGCACCATTTCGCAACGCTTGTTGCTACTCCACATGGGATAGTCGTTGAGCCTTCCTCTATTCGAGGCTTGGTTGCTGATTTCCTAATTCTCCCACTTTTCAAGCATTCACACCTCGGCATATTTCATCCGTATGTTGTAGCAGGGAGACTCTAAAGGAGTTCCAGTCAATTAAGTGCGTTTATATTTTTCACAGATTTCTCTGTGCGTGAACCTACTTTAACTTGTGTTGCAGAACTAGGCAAAAGTTCCGCAGTCAATCCACTTTTTGATCATTGCAGGCTTGATTTCAATTAAGCCAAGAACGATCTCTTCTTCGGTTGGGGCATCTGCTTTTTCAGTATGAACTACTGCACCAGTAGCGCTTGCTTCCAACGGAATTGACAGGTAACCCTGTACATAGGATTTGCTGACCATTCTTGAGAACTTGCCATAGTTGTACCATGCGGTTTCAACATAAGACTGCCAAACAGTCGGTACTGGAACATTGTCGTTAGAGGTTGCCATACCGTAAACTGGGTCGTCTCTTAAAATCTGCTGAACACCCTTCATGTCGTTGTTGCGGATCATATCCACATATGCCTGACGGTATTCAGGGGTGTCTAACACATTAGACTTGGTTGCTTCGTTACGAGCCTCAACAACATCAGCCGTAACATTCTTGATTAAATCCATTCTACTCTCCTGTTCTTCAAACTTTGCTTTAATGCTTCTTAATTCCTCAACATCGCTATCGATCTGCGAAGCCTCTTTTTCCATTTCCTCGACTTCGTTCAGGATCGTATCACGAGTTTCAACATCGCTCTCTTCAAATGCGGAACGCTTTTCCGTAATGGAATCAGCGATGACACTTTTGCGCTCGACCAGTTTAGTGATCTCGGCTTCAGCCATAGCGCTTGATAAGATTTCGTTCTTACTCATGTAATAACTCCTTCATTCGTTTGTCCTGCTCTTGTCTGCGCTCGATAAGAGCCCTATGCTTATCAGCAAGATCATCGTTGCTTCTGATCCACGCAGATGTCGATTCATAGGCAGGGAAAGTCACCAAAGAGACATCGTAAAGGCGGTTGATTTTTGTCACCGTCCTATGCTCTTTTCCGTTCCTTGTCGTCCATTCTTCACCATCATCCGCAATCGTAAAAGCAAATGACATCTTTGAAATCAGACCGCTTTCGACCAGTTTCATTACATCTCTGCCCTGCGTTGTGTCGATGATAGATGCCGACTGGAATAAGCCGTCATCACGAACATCTAGTGTTAAAGAACCATTTCTAGTTCCTGCCAATAATAAACTGTTGTCGTGGTTAAAGTTCAGAACCACATCGCTCATGTCCGCACCATCGAATGCTCTCGGTGAAATCTCCTCCGTGAACCATCCTAGATCGGCATCACGATTAAATACGCATGCGATACCTTCGACCCTGTTCTCGCCTTCAGAACGAGTTAGTTCGACATCGCAAACTCGTGTGATCTTATTCATTGCTTTCCTCCATTGTGGTGGTCGTTGTGCTTTGGCTGATCTTTGCTATCGTCTGTGACGAATCATCACCGCCATCGCTACCTCCACCGCTTCCACCGACTTTCGCAAAGTTCAGGTTCGACATCAGCACATCACCGCCTTCAATCGGTGGCAGTTTGTAGATGAGCCTCCTGCGCTCGTTCGTAGTCGTATCCATCGCTCCTTTATAAGCGATGTCTATTGCCGTAGTAACTGGCACATATTCAAATGGGTTGCGGTAGTAAACGATCTTATGCCCCTGCGTGATAGCCGTCTTGGAAAAAATCTTGTAGGACATTTCCGTGACAAACTGCTCGATTCTAGGAGCGATTGACT